TATTCTAATTGAACTGAATAGTAGAAGAGATATCAATGAAGAAGAACTACAACATCTAAAAGATTATGTTGTTGCTATTGAGAATACTGAATCAGATGACCAATGGTTACTTGAAACTACAGAGAAGTTTTGTAAAGACCGTGCTGTACACAATGCTGTGTTGGCTGGTATTAAAATATTAGATAACAAAGATAAGAAACAATCGCCAGAGGCAATACCACATATTCTATCAGAGGCATTGTCCGTATCATTTGACAAGTCAGTTGGTCACGATTACATTGAAGACGCTGAAGCTAGATTTAAATTCTATCATACAAAAGAAAAAAGATATCAGTTTGATTTAGATTACATGAATAGAATTACCAAAGGTGGTGTTCCAAGTAAGACATTGAATATTGCTCTTGCTGGTACTGGTGTTGGTAAGTCCTTGTTTATGTGTCATGTTGCGTCAAGTTATTTGTTACAAGGTCTTAATGTATTGTATATCACATTAGAGATGGCAGAGGAAAGAATTGCAGAAAGAATTGACGCAAACTTACTAGATGTTACTATGGAAGATTTACATGATATGCCTCAACAATTGTATGATGGCAAGATTAAAAAATTAAGAGAGAAGACACAAGGTCAACTTATTATCAAAGAATATCCAACAGCGTCTGCTCATAGTGGTCACTTCAAGTCTTTGATTAATGAACTAGCATTGAAGAAGTCTTTTAAACCTGATGTTATCTTTATTGATTATCTAAACATTTGTGCTAGTGCTAGATTTAAGGGTGGTAATATATCATCTTACTTCTACATCAAAGCAATTGCTGAAGAGTTAAGAGGTTTGGCTGTAGAAGCTAATGTGCCAATCTTTAGTGCAACACAAACAACTAGAACTGGTTTTGTAAGTACAGACTTAGGTCTTGAAGATACCTCAGAATCTTTTGGTCTTCCGGCAACTGCTGACTTTATGTTTGCCTTGATGTCAAATGAAGAACTAGAACAACTAGGTCAGATGAAAGTAAAACAATTGAAGAATAGATATAATGACCCAAGCGTAAACAGAGCATTCATTATTGGTGTTGACAGGTCTAAAATGAGATTGTATGATGTACAACAATCAAGCCAAAACATTGTTGATTCAGGTCAAGTAGAAGAAAAAGAGGATGCTTATAATAAGTTTAGTGATTTTAAATTGTAGTATATGGTAAAGACTAGAAAAAAACAAAAAGTAAGATTTCATAAAGGCGATAAGAGACCAGGTGGAGGTTTAAGTAAAGAATTGAGTTACACAGTTGAAATGATTAAAGAGGGTAGAAAAATATTATGGCATGTAATAGAAGACCCTACAAAAAATATTGTTGGTAAATACTTCTTTGAAGAAGACGCTAACCAACTTGCAGATTTCCAAAATGAACATAAAGTCTGGACAGAAAACGGTGGTATACCAAAATTTCTGTGGAACTGGACAGCAGGTTCTTACTCCTAACACTTGCCAGAAACCCCTAAATAGTATAAGGAGTTTTAAATGGCAGAAATTAAATTTGACGATTTACTAAAAGAGTTTACAGGCACAACTGTGCCTAGGTGGACAGCTCTTGTTAGTAAGATTGCAAATAAAGACAAGTTTACCATAAACAAATCGACCACAGAGGTCACTTTAAATTATCTCACTAAAGAGTTAGAGGGTTTGTTTAAAGACGGTAAAATTACCACTATACAAAATAATTATAGAGGTAAACCCTTATTCAAAGCCAGTAACGGTGCTGAATTAAAACTATCAGACCTATTTAAATCCTCTGATTTTGGTGGTGGTAAAGGTTCAGGTGGTGGTGCTGAAGAAACTGAACGAAATGAATCAGCACAATGTTTATACGCTGGCCTTGTTTACTATGTTTACAGAAAACAGATGAATATAAACAAAGCACCAAGTAAAAAAGATTTTATCGAAGCCTTTAAACATTGTGATGTATCTGCTAAGTTTGAAGAGTTATTAGATTTACCGTATCATTGGCATTATTCATCTATTCTAGGTGCAAATAAACTCTTTGAACAATGTAAAGGTGTTTATGAGTTTCACAGAGGTTCATCTACTGTAGATGTGATTGAAAAAAAATTTAAAGAAATAAACAGTAGAGAGAAAGCATTTGGTAATTTAAACAAATGGTCTCCTGCTGACATATACATGTTCACTAATGCAGGTAAGATGGCTGTTAGAACCGAGATTAGTCAAGCGACAACTATTCAAGGTTTAAATAACTTGATGTTAAAATATATTAAATCAAAAGATATTGTTGGTGTTTCACTAAAGAAAATTGAAGGTGTTAGAGCTAAATTAACTGAAAATAATATGTCAGATAATAAATCATCCGTTTCATATACAGGTTACCAGATTGTTGCAAACAATAAAACTGATATGTTTGATAGTATGGATGTTTATCTTGAACATAGTAAAGGTAAAACACAATTCAGGTCATTTGGTGGTACATCATTAACTGGTTGGCAAGGTGAAGGAAAAGGTGCTACTGCTAACCAAGGTAAGATATCATTAGGACCTTTAAACTTTATATTGAAAGCCAATGGTATTAAACCATTACCAGAAAGCCAGGTGTCGGCTAGATTTGCCACAGCACCAAATAGTGGATACTTTACAGAGTTTTATAATACAGCAAAAAAATTACAAGTAAAGGGTCTTGATAAAACTCAAAAAGGTTTTATAGCTAGATGGTATAGAGCACCTAATCCTTGGAAATATTCAAAATATCTTGGTATTCTATTAATAGATAGAGTTATAAATCTACCACCTAAACAGAGAAACAATGTAATGACAGATATATTCTTATATTCTGCCTCTAAATCTAATTTCGCTGGACCTTACCTCAAACTTGAATAATCTTATAAATAGTATTGGTATTTGTTAATGAATTTGCATGAGAGAGCTTGCCAAATCTCACTTTATATAGTATAATGGACAAAAATGAGAGAGAAAAATGTTTAATTTTAAAGGTTTCCTTACACAGGATAAGAACACACACTTAGAACATCTTGAAGATGATATCATCAATAGAGGTGCAGTAGGTGGTGACAACGCAATAAACTTCCTAAAATCAGTTAGAAATATGCTGGCCGGTACTACTGGCAGTAAAACAAATATAACTGTTAAATGGGACGGTGCGCCTGCTATCATTTGTGGTATCAATCCAGAAAATGGTAAATTCTTTGTTGGTACTAAATCAGTATTCAACAAATCTCCTAAAATTAATTACACAGTTGCAGACATTCGTAGAAACCACGGTGGTGTGGTTGCACAAAAATTAGAAGTGTGTCTTGCAAATTTAAAAAGATTAAACATTAAAGGTATTCTACAAGGTGACTTGTTGTTTACAAATGATAAGAAAGTAATAACCATAGACGGCGAAAAGATGTTATCTTTTACACCTAATACAATCACATATGCAGTACCACAAAATAGTGGAATTGGTAAAAGAATTGCTAATGCCAAGATGGGAATTGTATTTCATACACAATATAATGGTAAAAAGATGGATAGTTTATCTGCCAGTTTTGGTACAGTAACAGGTTCATCAAACAGAAATATATTTTTGGCAAGTGCAGCTTACCAAGATACAGCTGTATTGTTTCCTAAAGCAGAGTTATCTAAATTTGACTCACAGATAAGAATGGCCGAAGGCTCTCTTAAAAAGGCTGCTCCTATTTTAAACTTAATGAGTAAAAATATAACAGATGACCTATCTGTAGGTTACAGATTAAAAACATACTTCAATCATTTTATTAGAAATTCAAATAGTAGTATGGATAAAGTTGCAGTAATGCAAAAACAATTCAGAGATTATTTTGAGAGTGTATTACAGAATGAAATAGATAGTAGAAAAACACCAAAAGGTAAAGAAAAATTTATTAAAGCAAAGAAAGATGGTCTACAGTTTATTGATAGAAATAAACAAGCATTATACTTTGCCATTGCCTCACACATTACATTAGGTGTGGCAAAAACTACCTTATTACAAAAGATGAATCAGATACAAAGTATTGGTAACTTCATTAGAACATCAACAGGTTACAGAGTAACAGCACCAGAGGGTTATGTTGCAGTTGATAAAGTTGCAGGTGCAATTAAACTTGTAGATAGATTAGAATTTAGTAGGCAAAACTTTACTATGCCTAAAGGTTGGAATTAATGAAGTCATTTAAACAATACTTCTTTGAAGCAATCAACGGACCTAAAATCATTATGATTGGTGGACCAGGTTCTGGTAAATCAACATATTCAGAATTATTAAAGAAAGAAT